AATAAAAAACACCATATAATTTTCTTTCACATAGTAAATATTCTAAAGGTTGTGGACCCATTATTCTTCCTTTAAGTATCCATTGAACAGTACCATCTTCATTTAATTGAAAAATCTTTTCTTTTGGCAATCTTTCATCTTTAACAAAATCACATATTATATGTTCATGTATATCATCATATTCTTCAACTCCCGTTATATGTCTCCAGGTTTTTTCATAACGTACTTTGAATTCTGGATCTTTGAAGTATTGTTGTTGTGTGAAGTTATCAACTCCAATAAATTTATTTTTTCCTTTTTCTTTGTTGTAACGAATATTTTCTGGGTATCCTGAGGATGTTGGCAATTCGATAGGTTTCATGTGTCCATTATTTCTCATCCCATTTAATACTTCATGATCATCTAAAATTCGTGGTTCATAGTAATGTGGAATTAAATCTTGTAAACGATCTGAAACATTTGACCAGATTTCATCAGTATATGTATTATGTTCACGTATTAATTTTTTTTTTAAACCTTCTTGTAATGGAGAGACACCATCACGTCTTGTTAATGGCAATACTTCTGTTGTACTTTTATCTGGATCATACATTAATGTTTTTGTGATTTCACTTTTTGTTGGCATTCTAGTTTTTTCTGATTTATCAACGATTCTAATTATTTTAACGTTTCCACATTGAATGGTTACTGGATCAAATATTGGTTCATTATCTAGACCTTGAGTTGTGTTGTTTTGTTTGAATTCATTTTCTGCTACATTAAAATCATCTAATGTAAATATTGCTGCACAGGAATTTGTTGAACTACCTGCTACATGAATACCACATAATCTTTTATTATTTAATCTTGGATTGTTAATAGCATAAAAATATCCACACTCTCCTTTTACTCCACTATAAGGAATAGTAAATGAATCTTTGCAAAATACTTTTTCACCTGACACACTATGAGTATATTCAGAGACTTCACGTACTAATATTCTTGCACTTGTTTTAGTATTTTTTGGAGTTACAAAAACAACAGATGCTTCATATAAATAATTAATTGTATCATCTGTAATTAAAAATTTACTTATATCTTTAAAAGATG